ATTGTAAAGAGTGGATTGATATAAGTGCTTAAAATATTATAGATATGGGAGAGTAATCTCCCATTTTTTATGCCTAAAAATCAAATATCTAAAGAAGAACTTAAAGTTCGTGTATTAAAACTAAAAGATAAACTTTATAAGGATCATATTCGTCCAGAAATGGATATGAAAGGACTTACTCATAAATATCTGAACGAAGTCCTTGATATAATTGATGAGTACAGATATTGACTATGACAATCCATGGAGTTATAATGGAAATCCTTTTACTAGTGCTGATATAGGAGACTACTTTGGTTTTGTTTATCTAATAGAAAATAAATTAAACGGTAGAAAATACATAGGAAGAAAGTACCTTTGGCAGTTTAGAACTCCAAAAGGTAAAAAACGCAAAGTAAAATCAGAATCTAATTGGAAAGAATACTATGGGTCTTGTCCGGAACTTAAAGAAGACATTGCTAAATTTGGCAGAGAAAATTTTAGTCGAACTATCTTATCATTACATAAAACAAAGGGCAAAACAAACTACGAAGAGACACGACAACTCTTCACCAATAATGTCCTCACCGAATCCCTTGACTGCGGAGAACCAGCGTTCTACAATAGCAACATCCTCAATAGGTACTTCCGAAAAGATTATTATGGAAACAACGACTGAAGATATTGTGGCGCACGTAAGAACTTGGTCTCTTGATCGTGCAGCAGATATGAATATCGATAAAGAGGATGCTCGTGCTATTCTTGCGGAGTTTTATGAATGGATTGAACCTGAAGGAGATGAACTTGAGATTGTTTCCCTGGAACCTGAATCTTGACAAATCCTAAATATTAACTTATTATGTAAAATCCCTGTTATGAGTAGGGTTTTTTGTTATGAGATTTTGAGTGCGATTTAGAGCCGTGGGTGCTGCCCCTGAGAAGGGGAACTTCTCCTTTACCTATACGGATGTAGAGTTCAATTAATTTTAATGCTTTTTAAAACACTTTCAATTTTTGCTATTGCTACTATAGGATTGGCACCCCTTCAGGTAAAAGCAGCGAGCGGATGTTCCCTCGCATCACATTATGGAATCGGTGATGGATATCATGGGCAGACAACTGCCAATGGTGAAAGATTCAACGCTTATGGAAATTCTGTTGCACACAAATGGCTTCCTTTCGGGACAAGACTAAGAGTTACTAATCAACGAACAGGTAAGTCGGTAATAGTGCGTGTAAATGATCGCGGTCCTTATATCGCGGGTAGAGACCTTGACCTTTCTTATGGTGCATTCTCTACTATTGCTTCACCAAGTCAAGGTGTTGCTACAATTTGCTACTCGCAAGTATAAGAACTGAAACTAAACAATAAATAGAGGAGGGCGGTTGCTACTCCTCTTTTTTTTATGTTCAATTTTAACATCGGTAAGAAGAGACCAGATAAGAAGCAGATAATCCTTATAAGCGCCATACTCAGCGGTATCGTAGCAACCCTCTCCCAATGCTCCGGAGTCCCTTCAGAGCGTCTCTGGGACCTTCTAGACGAGGTACAGAGGTCTCTGTTCCCCCAGACCATTATCAACGATGTCCTGCTCCAAGACCCTGGTGTGGTGGAAAGAAGAATTGAAAGAGATGTAGATAAAGCAATCAGAGAATATGAACGCTTGACAAGAGACTCAGAACCATCTAGAGTACCTTTGCCCAGGTTGATAGAGAAAGATATAGATACCTCTAAGTGTTATAGTAAAGAATGTAAGTCTTTAGGTGGAGAAATGAGACTTTGTGCTCTTTGGAAAGAAGATTGCATTTAAAAATATATAAATAACACATCCTTAATATTTACTTAAAGGTTATTATGTCTGTATCACAAGAACTCTTAAATGCTGTTGAGCAGTGGAAAGTGGAAGATGAAAAATTCACTTCAGGAAATAATTCAGCAGGTACTCGTGCTCGTAAAGCACTTCAGGAAATCGCTAAATTAGTTAAATCCCGTAGAGCAGAAATTACAGAGGAAAAAAATTCCCGTAAAGAAGCAAAGGGTTGAAATTTATAAAAAAAGGTTATAAATAAAAACACTTAGGTCGAAAACAATGTCTTTTCCATTACCCATTAAACAGATTAGTATTCTTGATTGCCGCTATTGGCATATTGAGGGTACTCCCCTGTTTGCGGATATGGAAAGACATATGTAAGATGTAATCCATAAAGCAAAATACAGGGGAGAGAAACCAAAAGTTTCCTCCCTTTTTTTATGCTTTGTGCCACTTGTTCAACTGGTCGTATCATTTGCCATTGGGGTCCAAACCCTGGTATATTACTTGAGTCGGTGGGAGAACGAGACCCCAAGTGCCTAAGACCACTTCTGGAACTGGCACAAACCACTTGATTCCCAACGGGTTCTGTGGTATTCTTAAAGGGTGGTTAAGAGACCACCAGCACCTTGACAACTGAATATTTACCACATTATTGGGACATTAACTCAGCGGTAGAGTATTCGGCTTTTAACCGATTAGTCCTCGGTTCGAATCCGAGATGTCCCATTGACCGCTACAGTTCGGTCATTAAACATAAACTGTTCGGGTAGGTGTCCGAGTGGTTAATGGAGGAGGTCTGTAAAACCTCTGGCTCTGCCTACGGGGGTTCAAATCCCTCCCTGCCCACCTTGACCCATTAGTGTAGTGGTCAATCACGCCACCCTGTCACGGTGGAGAACACGGGTTCAAATCCCGTATGGGTCGTTGCTACGCTGCCTGTGGAGTATTCCTCCTTGGTGGTTGTAGCATCATGGTCCTATCGTCTAGTGGTGAGGACATCACTCTTTCACAGTGAAGACACGGGTTCAAATCCCGTTAGGACTACCACGGAATGTAGCGCAGTTTGGTAGCGCATCTGTTTTGGGAACAGAGGGTCGCAGGTTCGAATCCTGTCATTCCGACCAGGAAACATAGCTTAGTTGGTAAAGCATTCGACTGATAATCGAAAGAGCACTGGTTCGAGTCCAGTTGTTTCCATTGTTGCTTAAGGCAACAATAAGGAAGTGTGGCAGAGAGGTTTAATGCAGTGGATTGCTAATCCGCCGATGTTCTTTAAGGGCATCCGTTGGTTCGAATCCAACCACTTCCGCCTCGGCAGTGTAGTTCAGTGGTAGAACAAGAGATTCATACCCTCTATGTCGGTAGTTCAATTCTACCCACTGCCTTGTGTCGTTAGCCTAGTGGTTAAGGCAGTAGTTTGTGGAACTACCTAGATGGGTTCAATTCCCATACGACACTCGCCCTTATAGCTCAGTGGTAGAGCAACTCACTAGTAATGAGTAGGTCGTTGGTTCAAATCCGACTGGGGGCTCTTAACTATCTGGAAATTCCAGATAGTTCAAATGTCTAGGTGGCAGAGTGGTCGAATGCGAGAGTCTGCAAAACTCTTATCACCGTGGGTTCGAATCCCACCCTAGACTCCTACTCCAGAATCGACTAACTGGCAGGTCAGCACCCTTTGAAGGTGTACGTCTAGGTTCGAATCCTAGTTCTGGAATTGCTCCTACTAGGGGCAACAATCTGTCCAACACTGGGGTTCGACTCCCCACATCTCCATTCTCGGGGATGAACTGGTATTCGACTGGGCAGAGGGTTCCGAGAATAAATCTCAACAACATCGTATCTTTCCGCAGAACTGCTGTTGCCGTTTGAGCAATAGCACTTTGAGCGAACTGGGGAGTAATCCCCTTTCTTGTCCTTTTAGCTCAGTGGAACAGAGCAGTAGGCTACGAACCTATGTGTCGGGAGTTCGAATCTCTCAAAGGACGTTGCCAGTTTGAAGACTGGCACAAGGCACTTGACTTTCTCGGTTAGATGCCTTATTATTATCTTGTTGAAGCGAGTGAGACTTGGTAGTCAGAGGAGTCTTATAAACTCTTTCCGCCAGATTAGCGGCTTTGACCTGGTTCGAATCCAGGCACTCGTACCTTGCTCGTTTAGCCATCTGGTGAAGGCAGCGTTCTCATAAAGCGCCGCAGGAAGAGTTCGATTCTCTCAACGAGCACTTGACAATCCAAGCACACTATGCTATGATTGTCTTATATTGTGGGTGTGTGACGTAATTGGTAGCCGTACCGAACTTAAAATTCGTTGGGAGTAATCCCGTGGGGGTTCGACTCCCCCCATGCCCATTAGAAAAGGTAAACGTTATAAATAAATATAGAGTTTACCTTTTCTATGAAATATACTGAAGAACAATTCATTGATGCCGTAAAAACTTCTACTAGCATACGACAAGTTCTTAATAAACTTGGATTAAAAGAAGCAGGAGGAAACTATGTTATATCTAAAACAAGAATTAAAAATCTTGGATTAGATACATCCCATTTTAAAGGACAGGGTTGGAATAAGGGTAAAAAATTGGGACCAAAAAGAAAATTAGAAGAACTTTTAGTCATTGATAAGAAACATCCTTACCAATCATATAAATTAAAAAATCGTTTGTTGCAAGAAGGTATAAAAATTCATCAATGCGAATCCTGTGGTATTAGTGAATGGATGGGTCAACTAGCCCCATTAGAATTAGACCACATAAATGGTATTAATTATGATAATCGTTTAGAAAACCTTCGTATCCTTTGCCCTAACTGTCACGCACAAACAGATACTTATCGAGGTAAAAACAAATGATATCTCACTTTGCCGAAGTAATCCAATTGGTAGAGGTGCCTGACTCAAAATCAGGATGTTGTGGGTTCGAATCCCACCTTCGGTATTGGTTATAACCAAATTTATTGGGATGGTGTAATTGGTAGCACGAGAGTCTCCAAAACTTTTAGTTAGGGTTCAAGTCCCTATCCCAATGCTTGACAAATTCTTCTGAGTTTGTTACTATATAAAAGGATAGAGGTTAAGTCACTGTTACATCCTTATGAGGTGTATCACACTTAATCCATCATCGTGGGGAAGTGTAACGGTTGCACAGAAGTCTCATAAGCTTCAGGTAGGTGGTTCAACT